GTCCAATGATCTGTACTTGGGGTAAAGAATATAAATGTGATATCAGTGCTTCAGAAGTTGAAGCTTTAGTTAATGCAGGAAAAATTAGTCCTGCGACAGTAGCACCACTTATTGCAGGTACTGCAGCAGTTGGAACATCTACAAAATATGCACGTGAAGATCATAGGCATCCTGCGCAAACTACAGTAAGTGGTAATGCAGGAACAGCTACTAAATTAGCAACCCCAAGAGTAATTGCAATAGCTGGAGCAGTATCAGGAAGTGCAACATTTGATGGATCTAGTAATGTATCTATTAATAGTACACTGAATGGTTTTGATGCATCTAAGATTACTTCTGGAACTATTAGTGAAGCTCGACTTCCAAATATTCCAATAGAAAAATTACCAGCAGGTGCTTTAGAAAGAATGTTTGTAGTAGAATCACAAACAGCAGCAATAGATGCAGTAAAAGCTGGTACAATTCAAGAAGGAGATGTAGTACAAATAGGTAATGGAGGATTAATGTATTTTTGTATAGATGATGCCGCTACTACATTTGGGAATGCATTTAAAGAGTTTACTGCAGGAAGTGCAACAAGTGTACCTTGGTCTGGAGTAACTGGAAAGCCTACATTTGCAACAGTAGCAACTTCAGGAAGTTATAATGATCTCAGTAATAAACCAACGATACCATCACTATCAGGATATGCAACGCAAAGTTGAGTTACCAGTCAAGGATATTTAACTTCAATTCCTGTTGCTACATCAAGTGCATATGGAGGAATTCAAATTGGTTATACAACAAGTGGTAAAAACTATGCTGTACAATTAAGTAATGGTAAAGCATATGTTAATGTTCCCTGGACAGACACTAATACAAATTATTATCCAACAACGTTTACTTGGACTAATGGAACAACAGCAGGACCAACAGGTTCTTTAACTGGTTCTGGAATGAGTACAGTTTCATTTGGAGCAATCCCTTCAGCTTCTGCTACACAATCTGGTGTAGTAACTACTGGAGATCAGTCATTTGCAGGAGAAAAAATATTTAGGGGAGGTATATCAGCTCAGGATGCTGATATTTCAGATCTTATCATTGGGAGCTCCCTTGAATTTAACGCCTTCGGCAGATTTAATTATATAGCTACATCAACAGAAGCTGGAGGTATAAAGATTGGAGCTACTGCTTCAGGGGTTAATTTACCTTTAGTTTTAAACAGTTCAAATCAAGCATATATAGCTGTTACTAAAGGAGCCGTAACTGCAGCATTAGGCTTTACTCCAGCAAATGTTAACGATATACCTGAAATTCCTATCGCATTACCTAATCCATATGCATTAACAATTAATGGAACTTCATACACAGGTTCATCTGCGGTATCTATAAATACTGCAAGAATACTATCAACGTCTACTTTAAGTAGTTCAACAGTTTCTGCAGGATATAGTTATAATAATACTTTATCAAGAACTATTTCTTCTCTGAGTAGGTTTAGTTCAAGTAATCCTGATTCAGTTATTATAAGCACTGCTAGACTTACATTTACTGCTTCTAATGCAATTAAGATGGATGGTCTTGCAGATTTATCTGGAACTTATTATATCTATTGTTTAAGTTATATGGCAAACGGTAAGGTTGCTGTTAACGGTGCAGCATATGCATAATCTTAAAAATATATAAATTATGAGTGTAAAAATTTATGATAAAAAGCAAAAGAAATGGATTATTTTTCCTGGAACAATTGGTGCTCCTGGTAAAGATGCTTATCTTATTGCACAAGAAAATGGGTATACAGGCACTAAAGAAGAATATGCTAAAGTATTAATTGATATACCAAAAATTATTAATTCAATAGAAGAAGAGCCGACAGAAGGAAGTAAAAATTTAATTACTTCTGGAGGAGTGTGACAAGCTATTGATAATGTACATACAACTATTAATAATCAGATAAAAAGTTCAATTGTAGATAATTTAGAGTCTCTTGCTGCTGATAAATCATTATCTGCAAACCAAGGAAGAATCTTAAAAGAAATGATTGCTAATTTAGCTAATCTTCAAATTGAGATTGTTGATCAACTTCCAAGTGTTGGAGAGACAAATATTATTTATCTTGTTAAGAAATCTGGTTCTGCTCCAGATATACATGATGAATATGTATTTGTTGATGGAAAATGAGAGAAGATTGGTAATACAGAAATTGATCTTTCTAATTATTATACAAGAGACGAAGTTGACGATAAGTTAACAGGTTTTGGAGCAGGAGATGTAATTGCAGCAGAGGCATTTACTACTGCGGATAGAGTAATAACTTCTAATGGTCCAGGAAAAACTGTTAAAGATTCAGGTATTTTAATTAATAATTTAGCATTAAAGTCATATGTTGATGAGAAAGAAATAGCATGAGATAAAGTTACAGGAAAACCAGAAACTTATGTTCCTGCAGCACATACTCATCCTCTAGCTCAAATTACAGATGCAGGAGCTCTTGCTTATAAAGACAAAGTTGATGAATCAGATCTTAATTTTGATATACCTGATGGAACTGTAGTTGATTCTTCTTTAAGTACAAGTTCTGTTAATCCTGTCCAAAATAAAGTAGTTACTGAAGCATTAAATAATCGTTATACAAAGTCTGAAACTTATTCTCAATCCGAGATTGATGAAAAAATTGGTTCAGCAGGTGGTGGAGATGTAATGGCTAGTGGAAATCTTGTTT